TCGCAGACAGAATAGAGCACTGTATGCTGCTCGTGTAGCAACTGCTTTTCCTACTGCTTCTCTTAATGCTTTTTATCGTTATGGACGATTTGCATTAAAGAATCCAGAACGTGTAGGTCAATTTCTATATAACTATCAAGCAGCATTTAGGTCATTTGGTGTAGACCAGTACGGCAATCCTACTGATGACCCAATGAAGGCTACACACTTAGTAGTACCAGGAACCAAGGAAATGGGATTCTTTGGCGATAAGGGCATTAGATTAAATGCTCGTTCTATTGGATTCTTACTTAACTATCCATCTCCATCTATATTTTCTAATATAGCGGTATCAGAAATTTATAAGCGTAAACCAGATATGGAAGACTTAATGAAGTCCTGGTTGGGCTCTAATTATGATGTTTTATTTCCATATGGCCCACAAACCGATTGGACATCTTCATTTATTCCACGTTGGGCAAAAGATGCTTGGTTTTATTTAAACGGACCTGAAGGTAATCAAGATTTCTTGAACTCTTGGAAAGATGTTCATAACTATTACAGAACATTAGATGAATTAAAGATTATGAAATATCCTGGCGCTGAAACTGTTTATCGTGATACTAGAAAAAACTTTGCAGTTAGAGCAGGTTGGTCATTTGCATCTGTTTTCGGCGCACCTGCCAAAGTTGATACCAACCCAATGGCTATATATGAAGATGCTTATGACTTATTAGTTAACAAATATAGAATGATTGCTAACAATGAGAGTACCGCCCGTGAACTTGCTGGCACTGAATTTACGGCTAAGATGGGCGCAAACTTTCCATTAGATAGAGTTACGTTTAAGGGTTCAAGTGCTAGGTCTTATATTCAACCCAATTACGAATCCTATAAGCGCATATTTGAGGACTCAACTGGCTTAGCCGAAAAACTTGCCAGTCAAAATTCAGAACTAGTTGGCCTGCTTGGCCTTGATGTAGATATGAATAAAGAAGAATTTAATCTATCTGTATATAGAATATTAAATGACCCAGAGACAAAACTTCCAGATGGTAGTTTATTAAATAACTTGAAGTTAAATCCTAAGCAAGAGGAACAAAAAAGACAAGTAAACCGTGCTTGGGGTTTATATAATGAGGTTACAGATAAACTTAAAGAAGTTGCTGCTAACCGCAAAGAAAATAAATCTTTACGTTCCTATCCAGATTTGCTGGAGGCTAGAAGAACTTACGCAAGAGAATACATTAGAAGTCAAAGTGAAGACTGGTGGACAGAGTATAATGATGCGGTACGTGGAGACAAATCTTTCCGTTATGCTTATGGCTTAAATGAAATTGTAAACAATGAAGCCTGGATGGAAAAATACGGAAAGACAAAAGTATGGGAAGATATATCTACTTTTATGGAGATAAGAAATACTGTTGTATCTGCTTATCAGGGATTGCCATATGGTAGTCCAAATAAGTCTATATTAAAAAATAATTATATAGAGTATATTGATAATATTTCAAAAACTTGGCACCCAAAAGTGCAACTTTTAATTAATCGTTACTTTGAAGAGGATACTATGAAAGATGCCACCAAGAAAGACGGAAGCCAATGACCCCAGAACAAGAGGCAGCGTTAAATGCTTTAGTTGCACAATCAAAACAAGGTGACACTGGAAAAAGTATATCTAGGGAAGCCATTAAACTTACCCCTACAGCAGCCAAACAATTGCTTCAAAGCATTGCTGAAGATGTTCAGTTTACTGGTCAATTTAGTAAAGAAGATATAGCGGCATTTGTTGCAGCCTATAACAAAAAGGCTAACGAACAATTAGACACCGTTGTCCGTGAGGCTAAAGATACTACTCCGTCTGGCAAAACTGAAGACATTGCTGCAACCGTTAGAAATATTGTCACCACTAAGTATCCATCTTTCTTTGACCCAAAGTCTTTTACTAGAGATTTTATCTGGTCAAAGATAAACTTTAAAGATGAGGCTACTCTTGGAGCCAAATCCCTAAATGCACTTACTGAGGCTCGTAATATTGCTAGAGGATTTAACTTAAGTACTGTATCTGAGGTAGAAATTCAAGAGGCTGCTAAGCAAATTGCTAGTGGCAAGATTAGCGCAAACGATTATAAGACTCAATTAGCAGCCAGGGCTGCTGCTGAATATCCACAATATGCAGAACGTCTCAAGACGACACCTGGGGCAACTGTAAGAGATTTAGTTAATCCAGTATTAAGAGCAATTGCAGATGCCTGGGAAGTTGATATTGATACTCTTAATTTAAATGACCCATTTATTGATAAGTTGATTAGACCAGATGGCGTCATCGGCAAGGTGCCACCAGTATCTGTAGGTGATGCAACCCGTGCTGCACTTAAGCACCCAAATAGAGATAAGACCAGAGCAGAAATCAATAATGCTATAGACGCAGCAAATGAACTTGGTAGAGCACTTGGATTTGGAGTATAATGGCCAGGAAACAAACAGAGGCAGACAAGTTAGCGAAAGATTTAGAGCGTCAACTTGCAGCACTAAACGCACAACCAAGTCCAGTTGATGTTGTAAGAAACATTACCAATCCAGTCGCTGATACATCTAAACCTACTTACGAGGGAATGCGTTCACAGTTATCTGAAATTAAAGACCCTAAGGTTAGAGCGGCATTTGAAAAGGCTTTTGCTTCTACCGACAAATTAACGGAGCAGGTTACAACTCAATATGAAACCCTTGGGTATGATTATGACCCAAACACTAATGTAGCAAAACCAAAAACGTCAACAGTAACTCAACCTAACACACAAGTAACTCCAGTAAGTAATACCCTTACTCCAACAGTTACTGGCCCAGTACTCGCCAGAGACTTTTTTATTAATACTCTATCATTGCTTATGGGTAAAGAAGAGGCATCTAAGCCTTATGTATCTGAACTATATAGATTAGTTTCTGGATTCTATAAAGATGGAGCAACCATACAGGATGCAATTAATCTTTCACTATATCAAGCACAACAAGAAAAATCTATACCAGAGTTTACAAACCGATTCAGTGGTATATTTAAACTGCAAGAACGTCGTGCTAAGGGTGAAGCGATTGATGTTCCAACTATTGCAGAGTATATAAAGTCCCAACAAAGACTAGGTGACATTCTTCGTCGCTCAGCATTGGGTGACTTAGCAAATGAAACATTTTTAAATACAGTTATGGCTACTGGTAAATCAGTAGATGAGAGCGTTGAAATTATTACTGATGTATTTGATTTAATTGATAATGCACCAGCCCCAGTTAAACAACAGATAGCGAAGACATTGCCAACAGCAACTAGGGCGCAACTTGCTCAAGCATTATTAACTGGCCCAGAGGGTGTAAAGCAATTAGAGCGTACGGTCAAGAAGGCTGGAGTAATTGCTGCGGGTGGTATGCAGGGAATTGAAGTAAGTGAAGCACTAGCATCTGACTTGGTTTCTAAGGGTCAGACATTCCAAACTGCAGGTCCACAATTCGGAAGAGTAGCGCAAATATTACCAGAGGCCCAAAGGTTAACATCATTTGAAACTGGCATAACCCCAACACAGGCTTACACAACAGAGCAAGCAGTGTCAGCAACATTTGACCAGAATGCTATTGAACTTCAAAGACTTGCAGATTTAGCAGAACGTGAAGGAGCAAGATTTTCCAGACGTTCTGGAGTAGCAGGTAGTAGGTCATTTGCTTCTCAAGCCAGAGGTATGATTTAAACAAATAGAATCCTATGTGAATCTATCGGCCTCACATAGCGTACTAGACCGATAGCAAGAGCCAGGCTGGTTCCCCGACCAGAATCTGAGGCTTGCGACTACAACGAATAGAAGGGTGGGTTGCTATGAGCAACAACTACTGGGATGAAGACGAAGACGACCTAGATACCGACAACAATGTGCAACTGGATGGAAGTGACTTACTTAAAAAGTTACGAAAAGCCAAGCGCAATGATGAGAAGCGTATCAAAGAACTCACTGAGCAACTTGAGGGATTATCCAAGGTGCAGCGTGAGCGTACAGTCAAAGAAGTCCTAGAAAAAAAGGGTGTCAACCTTAAAGCAGCAAGACTGGTTCTTAAGGATTTAGAGGATGTTAATGAAGAGACAGTTAATAACTGGCTTGACGATAACGCTGATTTATTCGGAATTACAGTTGCTACTGAGGAGCCTAAAGTAAGTGAGACAGATAAAGCAGCCTTAAGGCAGCAAGATGTAATCACTCAAAATGCTATGACCCCAGACCGAGCAGAAGACTTAAATCTTCGCATTGATAATGCAGATTCGATGGATGCATTATTGGATGTACTTCGCTCACAATAATTCCGTTCATAGTCACTTGGAGGTGACAAACAATGGCAACAGTAAACTATACTACTACAGGTAGTTCCTCTCTTGGAGGTACCGCTGGTGCTGCTGGTTTAGTTCAGAAGGCGTATGACCGTCTTCTTGAATTCGCCCTCCGTTCAGAACCCCTAATTCGTTCTGTAGCAGATAAGCGTCCAGCACGTCAAGCAATCCCAGGTTCAACAGTTGTTCTACAACGTTACGTTGACCTATCAACAGCGACAACTGCTTTAACTGAAAACGATGATGTCGATTCAGTAGCAATGTCAACACCAACCTCAGTAACCATTACTCTTGCAGAGTACGGTAACTCAGTATTGGTAACTCGTGCGTTGGAACTATTCAGCCTTGCTGATGTAGACCCAGCAATCGCAAACATTATTGCATTCAACCTTGCAGATTCTATTGACTCCGTAGCAATGACAACATTGCGTGGCGGTTCAAACGTAATCTACTCAGGTTCAACTGCAACTTCAACAGCAACAGTAACTGCTGCTGCTACAATTTCATCTGCTAACCTACGCAGAGCCGTTGCTAAACTACGTGCTAACAAAGCCGTTGGTCGCAAGGGTTCACTATACTGGACTGGTATTCACCCAGAGGTTTCACACGACCTTCGTGCAGAGACAGGTTCAGCAGGATGGCTACTTCCTAACCAATACGGTTCTTCACAAGACCGCATTTGGGCAGGAGAAATCGGAACTTACGAAGGTGCATACTTCGTAGAGTCCGCACGTTTGTACAACGCAACTGATGGTGCTTCATCTGCAAAGGTGTACCGCACAATCGTTTGTGGACAGCAAGCGTTGGCTGAGGCAGTTGCCGAAGAGCCACACGTAGTTATCGGACCAGTAGTTGACCGCTTGATGCGTCACCGCCCAATGGGTTGGTACGGCGTATTAGGATTTGCTCGCTACCGTGAAGAGGCACTATTCAGAATCGAATCAGGTTCATCAATCGCTTAGTTGATTGACGCTGTGGCAGGAGTAGAAATATTCCTGCTACGGAGTAAGTTCATTAAGGAGAACAATGGCAGATTTTATATTTACAACACCTAATGTACAAGAGGGACCATCGGGTAAACACCGCTTGTTCTACTTCTATAAAAGGAATGTTGGTGTTTCTGTGGTAAAACAGAATGGTTCATATAGAATCAGTCGCTACCCACTAGACCCAAGTGTGGAAACATATCAAGAGTTTTACATTGGTGGTCATAAACATATAGTTAATGATGCTACCAAAGCAGCACTAATCGCTGGTGGCATAGGAGTAACAGAAGCAAACTTCACAGCAGCATAAGGGGACATATGAAACACTGGGAACATCATCCAGTTGCAATTGATGGATGTTTTGGATGTAAAGGTTTAGGACTTCAGATGAACTCTGGAGATGCTAAAAGGGATATTTCAGATAAGAAGTGGACATCTGAATTGCAGGCTTATAGAGATGCAAGAGCACAAGGAATACAACCAGCAGGAACAACTATGCGTCACGTACAAGAAGCGCATAGGGCTTCAGAAGTATTAGGTAAAGCGTATGATGCGGACACTATGCCTAAGACTAGAGATATAACCCCAAAAGCCGCAGCCGTAATGAAAGAGATAGGACAAATATAATGCCAAACGTAGACGGAAAGAAATTCCCATACACAGCAAAAGGTAAGGCTATGGCTAAGAAAGCAGCCAAGAAGTCAGCCAAGAAGATGGTTATGAAGAAAATGGGTAAGAAGAAGTAATATGGCTACCCCTAAACCAAAGCCTACTGTATTAAGAGGTAAGGCAGCAGTTGATGCATACCAAAAGTCAATATCTGATACAGGTATGGCTAAGGCTAATGCTGAGGCTAAAAAAGCAATTGAGAAAAAATACCCAGGAATGTATATACCTGAAACTCGTATTGCCCGTAGATTAGGGACAAGATAATAATGAAAAAAACAGCAACAAAGAAAAAGATTTCCAAAGTTATGAAAGAGTATAAGGCTGGAACTCTTAACATTGGTAAGTCAAAGAAAATGGTAAAGTCTAAGAAGCAGGCAGTTGCTATTGCCCTATCTCAGGCTGGAATGTCAAAGAAGAAAAAGTAATGTCATCGGGTCAACGCAAGCGTCACGACGGTTGGAATAAATCAATTATGCGAGACGGTGTAATTGTTATTCTCCGAAAGGACGGAACTGAAAAGGTCCGCCTTGACCCTAAGACAAAAGAAACAATTAAGGGGAACAAGTGAAGGATTCAAGATTAAAGAGAGCAGGAGTATCTGGTTTTAATAAACCAAAACGCACTCCTAATCATCCAACTAAGTCACACGTAGTAGTGGCTAAGTCAGGTGACCAAGTTAAGACTATTCGCTTTGGACAACAAGGCGTAACAGGTGATAAGAAACCAACTGCTAGACAGAAATCTTTCAAAGCACGTCATAGGGCTAACATTGCTAAAGGCAAAATGTCTGCAGCATATTGGGCGGATAAGGTGAAATGGTGAAAAAGAAAACAGCATTTTGGGACAAGAAGAATCCTAAGAAGACTTCTAAGAAATTAACACCAGCACAGAAGAGTGCTGCTAAGGCTAGGGCTAAGGCTGCAGGTAGACCTTATCCAAACTTAGTAGACAACGCAGCAGTATCACGTAAAAAGAAATAGGGGCATAGGGGACTATGAGTAAAAAAGATTCAGTAGCAGTTGTATGGTGTGACAACGGTATGGTTGATGGCAAGTTTATGCAAGGCGTAACAGATGTAATGTTAAAGTCTGGTGTAGAGTTTGCAACATC